TCCCCTCTTTGGAGAGAGGTTCCATGGGGTTGCCTACTTGTTTTAAGTGGCCGGATCGGAAGATGTGTGCCTCTACCCCTTCTTTTTTCATCGAGGCAGAGTAATCCATCACCGACATCACCACCCCAACTGAACCAGTCTCGGCCATACTGTCGGCTATCACATGGTCAGACCCCAATCCTAAGAAGAGTCCGGCCGACGCCATGGTTGCATCGGTGTAGGAGATCGTTGGGATATCCAGAGCATCAATGAAGCTTGCCAGAGATGCCATCCCGGATACAGCTCCACCCGGGGTATCGTAGCAGAACATCACAGCGGAGGCTCCAGCGTCGACCCCTTTAACCACGGCGGCTCGAATCTGATTATAAGAAACCAGACCATAATATTTATTGTAAGGATTGTCTTTATTTGTTAAGCGACCCTTAACATCTACCAAGGCTACCTGTGTGTCGTTGGGCCCTTCAACCATTTGTATGAGATGGCGATAGGAGGAGTCATCCTCGTCCTCGTCTTCATCATCATTACTGGCTTTTGCCCTAGCTTCAGCATAAGCTGCGGCTGCTGACATCTCGGCCTTGATGAAGGCATCAGCCTCATGCTCTAGGATGGCAAGTGCTGTGAAGTTTGGTAGTTTCATTTTCTATTTCTCCCGGGCACTCCAGTTGGTGTGTCTGGTGCCGAATCTTTAGTTGTTTGAGTAGAGTCTGTCTTACCATCAGCAGTAGCGGAGGTATTGGAATAATCATTCTGTTTGGTATCTACCGGCCCTACCTTAAAATACGTTCCTGCCAGGGACTTGTAACCTGCAGGAGGAAGGGAACCGGTTAGAACTATGGAGGCTTCAATATCCGAGATAAGCCCTAAGGAGAGCTGGTCTAGGATCCTTGATTGCCGCACAGACTTAAAGCTCTCCAGCTCCAACTCCGGCCGGAGATTCACATCCTCGTAGGCAAACTTCACATACACCGGTTGACCCATTAAGCGAGCAGCCACAGTGAAGGCTCTGGAGTAAATGGCGTTAAGTTCTATCTGGGCAAAGGCTACAGCTTTCACGAATAGCTGAGCTTCGGTGCTGGCAGCAGAGGAGGAGGCGCCACGACCGATCATCGAAGGGAGGATCTTAGCTCCTGAAGCCACGTTGCCATTGATAATCTCAGTAAGCACACCAATAGTCTTATCTTCCGAACGATTTGAGTCATTTACATTCCCTACAGTGAGGTTATCAAATAGAACCAAAGCATCTTCCGGAGAGAGCCCATTGATCTGAGTCTCTACCTGGGAGATGGTATTGGAGATTGCTTCTCGTAATTTTGTCTCATCCGACTGTACTTCCAGTGGAAGATTCTCCTTCCACATTTGAGAGTTGATGGTAATAGTCAACCTCTGCAGCATCTGCCTATGGGCAGCTCTTCTCAATACATCCTGAAACTCGGCATCGTGCAAAGCAGGCTGAATAGCCGCTTGAATGGGAGAATCAGGGTAGGCTGAGTCGTTATCTTGCTGTGAGGCTGAGTAAAAAATCGTTGGAAAGTCTAGGATAATATCCTCGGTTGGGCCTTTATAGATGGGGTAACTGTTCATCTTGTCCCCACTGTCTCCCCATTTGATGGCTGCTGTGGAGATAGGCTTGATAAACAACGGTACCCTTCCCTTTCCGAGTACGAGCTCAGACATCATTGAGCCATATCTCAAAGAGTCTAAAAGGAGAGATGAAGAAAGTGTACGTAGATCAGAGGAACGGGTAAACTTTGAGGAATCAACCGGCAGAGTATCCAACCTCAAAGCAAAAGCTTGAGCAATTTTTGTACCCTCTTCATGCACTAGCCCTTCAGCATCATAGGCTATTACAGTATAAGTCCTTGATATAGCAGAAGAAATCTTAGTAGCCAAGGCTTGAGAGACATCAGGACTCACACGAGCAAGATTTGCCACCACCCCATTCAAGGTGCCGGCATTTCTGGAAAAGGATGACCTATCAGAGTTTGTGGTATTCGTCGCTGAGTTAGAGATTGTAGACGCCCTGGCCTTGCCCAAATACTTCTGTACGGACTGTACGGAAGTTGGCGCCTTCACTGGTGCAGGCTCTGGGAAGATAGCAGCTCTAAGTTTTTGGAATATGCTCACAAATACCTCATAATAAAATTAGATTAGGGTAAGCCTAACGTGTATTTTGGGGGTTGTCAAGGATGATTTGATAGTATAAAATCCAGCCTAAGTAAATAATCCTACTAGGGGCAACCATGAAACAATGTAGCAAGTGTGGTGAGAGTAAAAGTTTAAAAGAATTTTCTGTAAGGCCCAGAACTAAAGACGGCTTATGTACACAATGTAAAGTTTGCGTCAGTAAGCAGTCCATAGCCTACTATATGAATAATAAAATCAAGATAACCATTAGAAAGAAATTATATGATTATACCCACAAAGAAGAGATCAGTAAGAAACGTAAAAAGTATTACATAGAAAATAGAGCTAAGATCCTTGCCGGACACAAGAAGCGCCGTGAAATTGAAAAGATTAAAGTAGCTGAGAATCAACAACGATATTACCAAGCCAATAAAGAAGCTATCAAAGAAAGAGCGAAATTATACTATAAAAGGAATAAAGACAAGATAAAAGATTATCTCGCCAAGCCTTGTAAGAACCTAAAACGATTAAAAAAATTACCAATAACTGATCAACCCTTGCAAATTAATGGTTATGTTACCGTTTGTTGTAAGATGTGTGGGAGAAGATTCCGACCCACTAACCAGCAAGTAGCAAGTAGACTGGGTGCCATTAGTGGAAGAGTTGCTGGTGAATACAGCTTCTACTGTTCCGATGCGTGTAAGGGCGCTTGCCCAGTATATAATTTCAAACCGCAGAACATAGACCCCCGCTCCAAACTCCACAAACATAAATCCAGAAAAGACAAAACTCGATCTTGCCAGACAAACCACTTAAAGAAAATCCAATGTGATAAGTACAGTTACAACTATTGTGAACGCTGTGGCGATATAATTGATGTAGAGTTACACCACACCTTAACTGTGGCTGGCCATGGAGAAGAGGCTATAAATTCGTCTGGCCATATCCTGTTGTGTGCTGGCTGTCACGCCGACCTGCATTCTCGGTGTGCTTGAACTTATGGACTTGTACTGGTACTCCACCTTGAGTACCAGCTACATTTCCAAGAGCCAGTTTGGAGGCTAGATAGAGGTAGACAAGAGAGTGCCATAAATGGTCTTGACCGTCTGTAGCTTTAACCCACTTTTTCATAAGTGGGTCTTCATACCTGTAATCCCTCATCTTCCTCATAGATAATATGTGTGAAATTAATAAGTTAGAGCTTTGTGATACAGTGTCAGTGGTCTGGAATGTAAAGAAATCTGATAGTGAATCTGCAAGTTGGGTCATTATTTTGTTCTTATTCACAGCAATTTGTCTTGTTAACTCTCCATACTTATCTGTTTGGGAGATCTTAAATAGTTCTGGTGTCTGTGTAGTTGGATCTGTGTATATGCACGAGAATAACCTTGGGTACTTTTTTACTAGATTATATACAATTGAGGTATAAGGCTGTGCATCCATCACCACAGCAGCTGGTGGGAAGTCTTTAAATAACTTTACAATAAACTCTTCGAAGTCTGCCAATTTCACCACATGAACTTGGTCTATTGTAACTGTTAAATCTCCCTTTACCCTGCCAGATATTATGTGGCAGAGTTTCCCCATATCTATTCCAGTAACTCTTAAGCCATTGAAGCCTGATAATTCCATATCTGGGGCTGTGAAATGTAAGTCTTCTAGGGTTATTGAAGAGTCTTTAGTCGATATTGTCTTTCCTAACGCCTGATTAACAAATTCAGCCTGGTCTGTATAAATTAATGAAGATTCTACCAAATCAGCTGGTGTGACAAATGCCATGGAGGAGAAAGGGGAGAGTTTAATGCCAATCTTTTTTGCTACCCCCTCTGGGTTTACAGTTCTATTGAAAAGAAGTTCTGTGTTTTTATAAGTTAGATGTTCTGAACATTCAGGACATTTCAGGTAGGCTTTTGAAAGATCTAACTTTGCTGCTTTGGCTCTATTTAAGGTGGCTAGAGGCTCTGTGTAACCTGGTATTATTACGTCAGTATAGTAGTCTGGATCAAATTTATGGGAACAGTTATTACACTTTATTACTGCTGTGTGTTGGATTGATGCTTGTTTGAATTGTGCGTCTATTCCAAAGTCAGAAACTGTAGGAGTGGAGAACATTAAGACCATACGTTTTTCTATAGGGGTATGAGATAGGCGAGATCTGAAGCCTGTTACCTTGGCTATGTCACACTTATCTAATTCATCACTCACTATTGCACTGGCGGGGCGGGACTGTAGTGTGGTGTTGCTCTGTGGCCCTGCTCCTAGGGCGTAGAGGATAGACCCATTTCCAAATCTTTTAACTGTCGTGGAGTCTGCGTCCTTGTCTATAAGGGAGTTTAGGATTGGGGAGCCCTCTATCATGGGGGAGATCCTAGTTTTCATTATTTCCCCACTGAATTGGGCGCTGGGCATTGCATATATGATGGACTCTCCCGGTATGAGTGCCATTCTGGAGAGGAGTAGTGCTATGGCCCAAGTTGTTACCCCTATTTGGGAGGGTTTAACTATTGCAAAGGTACAACCCTGGTTGTCAGTTATAAGTTCAGTAAGATATTTTTGGTACTCATGCCCTTTGAAAGAGAATTTTGCCCCATTTAGGTAGATTTTTTCTGTTATAAAATGGGGGAGGGAGGTTGCTGACGGACTTAACTGTGCTCTGAGAGACTCGAGAAAGAACTCAGCGTTCATTTTGCAGCCTTCTTTCCAGGATTCTAAGGACGTTATCTTTCAATTCTGGGGAGGCTTCCTGTAACGAGTCTACTATAGCGGCTTGAAGGCGCGCAATACTGGAGGAATTGTAGAGGTCCTGTTGAACTTTTGCCAATTCCTTGAGGATGGTTGTCGTTGCGTTTAGTAAGGCGGACTTCGACGTACCGGACTCGTTGGGGTCATCCACTGCTGCTTGGGCTGCAGTCTTCACTATCTGGTAGTGGTCTGCCAGTTCATCTGAAATATCTATAAGCATTTTGGTAGGGTAAGATATTTATTTATGAATGTCAAGCATATGAATGTCAAAAAGTGTTTTGTGTATTTAAGGGTGGCCTAGGTAGTTTGCGTATGCAATTACCATGCCAGTCGGTATACGTCAATGATACAGTTTTTTATATATTAGTATAAATTTTTTTACCTATAAGTAGCTGTTTTTATTATATAAACAAGAAAGAGCGTATAAAAATTTATACTTATTAAAGTTATGTTCATATACTTGTTTGCAAGTACCTGATATCATTGATAAAAATAAATACACCACATGGCATCAGCCTTGCATCTATTATGGTAAGAAGGCTGATCAGATGATCAGGCCAGGCACCAAAAAAATTGAATAAAATCAGCGCCTTACTACATCGTGTAGTAAGGGGCTAGATTCAAGGGGCGAGTCTGCCCAAAAACAATGTGACTAGTCACATTAAATAAAAGGAGTCAAAAAAAAATGACAACATCATCAAAGAACACTAACACAACAAAAGCTATCCTGCACAATCTGTCAATGTTGGAAGCGTTGAGAAACAAGCGTATCCTCATCTATGACTTGGTGAAAGACCAAATAGATGAAATAGACAGCCTGAAAAAAGAGACAATAAAATCTTTGAAAGCCCAATTTATCGGCCTGGCCGACCGTATAGCCTGCATCGACGTAGCTAACATCCTTTGCCCGACGTTGCAGAACGCCGATGATGCTGAAAGAAAGCGTATCCAACGGAGAAGGTCGACAATGATTAACATATTGAAAAGTCAATTTAGTGACTACGATTTTGAAGTTAAAAAGGGTCGTACAGGTGGTAAAATTATTGCTGAATTTATAGGCGATAGTATTACCAGGAAAGCTAATGAAATGATAGGTACTACAATCGAAACCCTCGCACTACTTGGAGTGACTATTCCAAAAGGTGTTACCATCGAAGCCTTAGTCAATCAATTAAGGGATGGGGCGATTGTTGTCCCCTCGCTATCTATTGATGATGTTGTAGACGTTGGAGTAATAGACTTTAAAGCAATATCCGAGAAAGCGTCTTCCATAGACGATGCGAAAAAAGCAATCGGCCAAAGTTTGAAGCAATAGTCTAAGCTACAAAATAAACCCAAATTTGGAGAAAAAAAATGAAGATGTGCAAAAATTGTGAAGAAGCGATGAGAGTTGAAAAAATGTCTCCCATTTCACCAGCGGAAGATGTATTTGAGTGTGAATGTGGTTACAAGGCTTACAGGTATGAAGGTGAGATTGAAGAAAGAGAAGAAGACAAGAAATTAAATTAAACCAAAACAAGCTGGATGGTAAAACGTCCAGCTTGTTTTTGCCTGTAAAGTTAGTTTAACCTAACAAGCCGAATGTGACTGGTCACATTCGGCTTGATTGTTTTAATGTGACTGATCACATTAAAGGAGATAAAATGTATGATTTTCAAGAGTTTATCGCTGGTACCGGCGACCTTACCAGTAACTGGCCGTCCGACCACCTAGGATCCAGGGTACCCAAGGATAGGGCCACCAAAGAGTTCTGGGCCATCGACCTCGACGGAATAACCTTATTAAAGGTGTCGATGGGGACTAACATTAGAGCGTTCGTCAAAAAACTGAGAGGCCAGCACCTTGGTCAAAAAATTGAGTACCGGCATGTCCGATTAACTGAGGAGGACTATCGGGAAGAGGACGCTCTAAATCGAAAACGATTGTGGGAGGACATAAAATACAAATGAAGTTTAAAAACCATACACTGGATAAAACCAGTAATGAATACCGGATTCTGTGTTCTATCCAGCGGAACCCAAGTGCAAATTGGATTGAACTTTTGGAATTTCATGGGGGTTTCCTGCTGGCCCAGGGCCTGGTTCTGCTGATCAAAGCTGGGTTGGTGGTCAGCAATAATTCACAATACAGCCCCAGGTTCTGGGCGGTTATGGAAAAGGACTGAAATGTCAAAATTTGGGCCCTGGTTTGTGGTGGAGGGCCCTACTATTCCACCACAGTCAATCGTTGACTGGCGGTGGCAAAGAATGGCTTTTCCAAGGTACTGGAAAAGCCTTTGTTGTTTAATCCTAAATGGAGAAAATTATGAACTTAAAACTGAATAACTGCCTTAACCTGAGAAAATTCCAAGAAATGATGGATAAGAGGGGGTTTTTTATGACTGTCTTTCCAGCAGACAATGTAGCCCCAGTCTGGATTTCCAGAGAGAGTTATGCACAACGTGAGGAGGCTTTATTTTATGCTACATTGTGGGAAAACGAGCAAGCACCATACATCTACATGACCCCCAGTAACAGGGGGCTGGAATTTTTGAAGGAAAAAATTTCCAAGGATGGTGGTCTTGGTGGTGCAATCTTAAAGGAGCTGTTTATATAAGGAGAAATAAAATGACACCGGAAAAGGTTCGTGAGTTGCTGGCAGATCCGCCAGCAGAGATCATTTTTGATGAAGAGCTTGTAGCAGCATTAAAGTATTACCAAACAAATGAGGAGGTCACATTCATCAGTGAGCTCCAGGAGGGGAAAGAATTATGTTTCTCATAATAAAAATCAGTTTCATTCCTGTATTATTTATCCTGGCTGGGATAATCGAGAAATTGTAACCTGCTAGCAGGTTACAAAAGTTTGGAATAAAAGTCAACACCAAATAATTGGAGAAAAAAAATGACTTTCCAAAGTCTAAAGGACTTCCTGAGCTGGAAAAAGAAGTGGGCAAAGAAGAAAGTTGCCCGACTCCGTAATGGGATTCTTGAGCTTGAAGGAATCCCAGTCCAAATCAAAAGTGGGATCTTGACCCAGATTCAGATTGACAAATAATGATCTTAATGCTAGCAGTTCTTAAGTGTGGCCATAGAGGGTTATACTATCATAGAGAAGTGAGCGAGTCTCGTATTGATAGTAGAATGGACTCCTCGCACTCTTCCGGTTGATCCCGTGAATTCCGGCCAAACTAGGCCACACTTAAGAACTGCTGGTTTCTATAGATTGGCAAAGAATCATTCTTTGCCACCGCCACACGATTTTCAGTCCTCGGCATACGAATGCCTACTGGACACCCTCAGAAATCAGTGGTGGTGGCAAAGAAAGCGTTTTTTGAGCGGATTTAAGTCTCCGCTCAAACTCAGATTGAACTTCTAGTTCTGTGACGAATCCACGCCCTGAGTTTGGGGGTGCGATGTAGACACAACCAGAAGTTCGTTTAATCTGAAACTTCTCCTGCTGGAGAAAATCGAAGAAAATTGACTTAGAGAGCGGTTGAACATTGTGTTGTTGGCAGAAATTAGAATACAGCCGATAACATGCTGCTCTTTCCATCCGTCCAGAAATGCTCGACAAAAGAAGCTCCAGAATCAAGTCTGAATTAGAGTCCAAACTGGACTTTGGATCCAACAAACAAGCAATCTCTATAGATTGTTTTACGATCTTTAGATTTTGCAAAACCTGATGCAGATTTTTAGTTTCCAAAGCTGATTTTGAATGATTTTCTGCCAAAGTCAGCAAGTTTTTAAGTATGTCCATGATATGTCCTTTGGTCATTTGGGGCATTTTATATAGAGTGAAATCAAAGAGTTATGCCACAATTGGGGTACTGTTGGGGCATTTTATTTTTGAGATTTCGCTTATGATATCGTGAATTTATGACACGATTGGGGCATTTGGGGCAGTTTTTTTTTCAAACTTTTTTATATAGAGAGAGAAAATTTTCGTATGACTATCGTATAGACAGGCAAAAGTCATTTCACTCTCTATAGCTATTTTGAAATCAAAAATACCCCAATCGTGTCATAAGCCCATGAGATCATTACAAAAAAGATGCCCCAAAAAATGCCCCACGTTGGGGCATTTTTGTATATTTTGGGGCATTTTTTCCCCCAGAATGAATAGCCATTCATTTTGGCTGGGGCAGTTTATATCAAACAATAACGCCAATTTAAGTTCGAATTGGGGCATTTTTTGAACTTTAGGAAATTATGAGGCCCAAACCTTTAAAACACATATCGCCTCCGACCTTCCCTTCACTCACAACCTTAAATTTTCTAACCTCATCAAAAAATCCCCCTTTCTTCTTCGGAAAATAGTTTGACTCTTCACAGAATTTTTTGTAAGCGGCATACAAACCTGCCCTCAAAACCTTCTTTCGAGGCTCAAAATCAACACACTCGGAAAGGAACAATGACACAGAATCGAAGCTCTGTGTCCACCCTGAAAACATCCCCAAACTATGCTCATCATCCATACCATTACGGAGCCAGTCTCGCACCCCATTTATGGCCCATGCGAGGACTCCAGGAAGCTCATGTTGGATGATTTGAGTGTCTAAATTCTCAATCACTTTCTTGTGATTGTGGACGAACTCAATGATGAAGTGCCCGAGTCTACGCTCAATCTCACTCCCACTTGAGTCCAAAGTGGGCCAATCATTGACAGCAACGACATGAGACGCGTTGGATTTGAAGTAAAACGAGTCGCTATAACGGCGACGGCCACGAAGTTGATCTCCACCAGTCAGCATCTTGAAACCCTCTGTGGCTATGGCTTTACCGCCTGTCTGCACTTCAGGGATGAAGTTGGCCACGCAGTCTGCCAAGTCAGCAGCAATTTTGGCGTCATTCATCTCGTGGAGTTTCACAGCTCTGACCCGATCCTTGGGGAGCATGGCGGTCAAAACTTTTTGAGTAGTGCCTTTACCTACTCCACCAGGGCCTTTCATGACTCCGGCCATCTG